AGATCGTCGGCAGCGTCAGATGTGTATAAGAGACAGTTCTTATATATACGTATAATTCAACTCCATTAAGCCTGGGTGGCGAAATTGGTAGACGCAGCGGATTCAAAATCCGCCGTTGAATAAACGTGTCGGTTCGAGTCCGACCCTAGGCACCACATGCAAACCCTTGACCGTTGGTCAGGGGTTTTTCTTTTATACATTTTAATCAGTAAAATCAATACTTTACGTTCACATCTCCTATAAATCCCTTATCAATCCCAACCTCAAATATTGCCATTTTTTAAGTATTTTTATATATTTTTGTGTGTTGATTACGCCAAAATTACGCCAATGCAATATGAAATTTTGACGTACCCTAGCAAAAAATAGGAGTAAAAAATGGCAACAATTCGCAAGCGTGGTAATAAATGGCGGGTAGAAATCTATAAAAACGGTGTGCGCAAATCCAAAACCTGCGCAACAAAAGCAGAGGCCACATTATGGGGCGCAGAGGAAGAAAAGAAAATGGAATTGCAGTCGCAAGGATTGCAACCCGACACATTATTTTCTGATGTCATCAAACGCTATCTTAGCGAAATTACGCCAACAAAACGTGGCGAAAAGCACGAATTTAATCGGTTAAATCGCTTTTTACGCCATCCAGTTACGGATAAATATATATCTGATGTGAGTCGGAGGGATATTGAGGATTGGATTGCGGAGCGATTGGAATCTGTAAAAAGTGAAAGTGTGCGCCGTGAATTATCTACGATAGGTCATATATTCAAAATTGCTCTTGAACGATGGGGGTATATACAAAAAAGTCCAATGGTGGGCATTCAATTACCCGAAAAGGGAAAACCACGTACTCAGCGAGTAACAGAAGAAGATATTAATGCTATTGTTGTTATCAGTGGATATGTTGATACGCTCAAAACTGCAAAAGCGAGAACGGCTGCGGCTATGTTGTTTGCCGTTGAAACCGCAATGAGAGCAGGGGAGATTTGTAGTCTTAGTTGGGATAATGTAAATTTTGAGAAACGTACTGCATTTTTGCCTATGACAAAAAACGGTACATCAAGAACCGTGCCATTGACTAAAAATGCAATCGCTATTTTAGAGAGGTTAAAAAGTGAGATAGGGAATGAGGGATTATGTTTTGATATTAAGTCTGGTGTGCTTGATGCAACATTCCGAAAACTCAAAAAACTTGCCGAGAGAGAATATCTGCATTTTCACGATACACGGCGTGAGGCATTAACTCGGCTATCTAAAAAAGTAGATGTGATGACATTAGCCAAAATATCTGGGCATAAAGATATTTCGATTTTACAAAATGTCTATTATGCCCCTGATATGGCGGAGGTGGCGGAATTACTTGATTAGCTAATACGTTTAGCATTAATACGCCCCCAACGAACAACTTCGCCTGCAATATAGCGCGGGCGAGAATTTTTCTGATCGACCGTAACAGGTTTTGGGAAGTTGGGTAATTTTGAAATAATTTTCGCAACGGTTTGATAATGTCGTCCGAAATATATTGCAATATCCTCAAGCGTAATTAAATTTTGGCTTTTCTCAGTTAAATTGGATAACGCTGCCATTTTTGCTGCATTAACAATTTCTTCTTCGGCTTTCTGCGAAAGTTTAATTGGTTCCATATTTCCTCCAATAAAAAACCGCCCATAAGAGCGATTATAACGATTTATTTTAGTTAGCCCATTTCATCTAACTTATTCATCTTTTTGTAAAGAGGATAGGGCGATTTAATGGGTTGTAAATGGGGTTTAGCAGGCTGGTGGCGGTGGTAGCGGTTGCCAATAAATAACCTCCACTTCCTCGCCAGGGTTTTCATCCGATTCCCAATACGGAATTAAACAACCTTCACAATCCGACTTATCGTCATATAAATACCAACCAAGACCAACAGCCCAATGATCACCATCCTCAGTAAAATAAATTAGGTGTTTGTTAGTTGCATTACGATACTCTAAGTCGGTAGAAAATGGTTCTGGTAGTTCGTTTGCACAATTAATCCATCCATTGTTGTTTTTGCTCATTCTTCACCTCCAATCTGTTCAACAGTGATTGAGTATTTTTTGGCAAAACGTCCATCTGCAGTTTCCTCAGATAAAATTATTGGTTTACCAAATTCCATTGCGTGCTGTGCAACTGCAAACAGAATTTCCGTTGTTGCATCTTGTTTTGTTGTCCACGCATCCCCTTTTTTGTTAACATAACCGACAAAAATTTGGTTTGTTATTGGGCTTACCCCGACTCTTATTTGTTTTGCTGTCATTTTTATTTCCTTAAAAAATAGGCACTCACTTGAAACGCCTATTGGATTTGTTAAATACTAATTTCTATTTTTGCTTACCAAGATTTACCACAGGCAACACAGGCACAATCAGTTTTGCTGTTGTGCCAGTTGTTGATGTGCTGATACGGTTTTCATTTATCCAGTCAAATAGTTCCTCCCACGAATCGTAGTCAAGTTTGTGGAATGCGTCATTTCGGTCGCTTTCCCAGCGTTTCAAATGCTCATTAATATCGCGAGTAATTACCTCTCGAGTATTACTGCTTAACACGCTCCAGTAGGTTTTAACATCGTGAATAGTTTCGCTAACGATATAAGTATGGCGTGGTAGGCTGTATCGGACGTGACTAATCATTAAATCTTGGAATTTATGTAAAGGGAGTTTGATGTTAATTTCATTCATTTTCGCCCTCCTTTTTTCTTATGGTGTTTAAAGTGCGGTCGATTTTCTCGGAGTTTTAAATTGTCCTGTCGGATTTGCTCTACTTTAATTCTTAGGCAGTCATTATCGCTTTCAAGCTCTTTAATGCGTCTTGATTTGGCAAGATTTTCATTGCCTACTTTTTCAAAGTGGCGTTTATTATTTTTGAGTTCCTCATTGAGGATTATTATAGCGAGGGATTTTAGTAGGTTCATTGTTTTTCCTCTATCAATTCCAATGATTCCCAATTAACAATATAACCACCATGTCTACTTGATATTCCTTGATCTTGCCATTTTTTATTTTTTGCTGCCTGTTTATCTGTTAATACGCACACTTTTCCAAAAGGTAGGTAATTATTATTTTTATCCTCCATAATAATACCTTCTTTTAAACCCCATTTTACGCGACTACCGACAGAAAAAGGCAATGTATAAACATTGTCAGTTACCCATTGTTTAGATAGGCGGTTATTTTCTTTATCAAAATCATACTCAAGATTTTTTTCTTCAAATTCTTTGGCTTGGCGATAATCCCAGCCTTGCCATTTAATAAGATTTTCAGCGGTGTCTTCATTATCGCCTATCCACTCTTTTAAAATGCTTTGATAAATGCCAAAATCTTCAATATCAAATTCTTCATCTTCAAAGTACTTTTTGGCTGAATTAACTTCATCTTTGTATTCTTTTTCTACCCACTCCTTTAAAAAGGCTGCAAATAAATGTTCATCATTAAGTGTTGGGCGTGGAACCTCAGGTGTCCATCTACTGTTTCTAATCATTCTATTTCTCCTATTTTTTGGGGTAATAAAAAGCCCGCCTAAGCGAGCTGGGTTGAGGGCGATAAAAAAGCCACTGTAAAATACAATGGCTTTCTTAGATATTTGTTGATTTTATCGGTATACCGATTTATACTAATCTCACTTTCAAGGGGAAGCTTGAAAGTGAGCGTGTGGCTTAATCCCACGTTACGAAGAAGGAAAATAAAATGTTAGTTCGCATTTTCCTTATCGTTGTCTTACTACTAATTAGCTTTCCTGCTTATTAATAGGTAACGATAATCTGGGGGAAGTACCAGTTCCCCCAGTTCTTCAAAATTATGGGCTATAAAGATGAAATTGTCAATCAACGAAATTAAAGCACGTTCAGATGAAAAGCGCGGCGTAAAATCGAAGTCTTACAAGTTGCCATTAGCAACCATCGTTGAAATCGAACAACTCAGCAAACAACACGACATTCCACAAAACCAACTGATTATTCAGGCGGTTGAATTGTGGAAGCAATCGCGTTAAATGAAGCCGCCTATTTAGCGGCTTTGATTTCATAGCTTTTTAGACATCTTTAACCTCAACAAACTCACCTATCTCATCTAACGTGTACCAAGTATCAGCTTTGATGTTATTTTCACCGACTTTTGATGCTTTGATATAGATTAGCTCGCCATCATGATTGCGATATACACAAACAATAGCACCATTAATACTCGCCTTAGCTTTAGATTGCCAACCAAGCGCAACAGCTATAGATTGCTTGCCAGATACTTCCGCTGCCGACTGATAGCCTGTATTAGTCGCTGCCGACTGATAGCCTGTATTAGTCGCTGCCGACCGATTGCCTGTATTGGCTGCTGCCGACCAATCGCCTGTATTGGTTGCTGCCGACCAATCGCCTGTATTGGTTGCTGCCGACTGATTGCCTGTATTGGTTGCTGCCGACCGATTGCCTGTATTGGCTGCTGCCGACTGATTGCCTGTATTGGTTGCTGCCGACCGATTGCCTGTATTGGCTGCTGCCGACCAATCGCCTGTATTGGTTGCTGCCGACTGATAGCCTGTATTGGTTGCTGCTGACCGATTGCCTGTATTGGCTGCTGCCGACTGATAGCCTGTATTAGTCGCTACCGACTGATAGCCTGTATTAGTCGCTACCGACTGCTCGCCTGTATTAGTCGCTGCCGACTGATCGCCTGTATTGGACACCTTGGCAGCATCCCAATCAACTTTACCTTTTATCCATTCAACGGCTTTTTTTACCATTTCTGGTAAGTTAATTTCGGTTTCGATCGTGATTTTTGCAGATGCAATTTTTGTATCATCACTATCTTTTGATGTTTCGCCGCTCATTTTAACTACAGCAAATTTACTTACCGCTGGATTGTAATAGCTAAGCACATCAAGCGAGTATTCGCAGGCGTGGAATCCACTATCACAAGCCTTAACATTACCTTTATGCTCATACGTTTTGCCTACCTCATACTGATAACCTCGACAAGTCCAGTCTTGCTTAAACCCTTTATAAGCTATAATTTCTTTGTTTTCTTCAGTCATTTTTGTCTCTCAAATTTAGATAATAAAAAAGCCACTATTGGTTAGTACTTGTGGTGTAATTCAAAACGGAACATCATCATTAAACCCATCTTGTTCAGCTGCTGCGCTTAATGGGTCAGGTTTTTCTTTGTCTTTGGTTGGCTGTTGTGTTTCATTGTTTGCCTTGCTGTCTAGCATTTCAAAGGATTGTGTCGCTACTTTAAGTGCGGTGCGATTATTGCCGTTTTGGTCTTGCCAGCTTTCCTGCACCAATTTTCCTGTTACGCAGATTTTTGAGCCTTTTTGTAGATATTGTCTTGCTACATCAGCAGAATTGCCATGCACCACAATAGGTATCCAATGCGTACGTTTAACTGTATTACCTTGTTTATCTCGGTAATCATCGCCGATAGCAAGATTAAATGTGGCAATTTGCCCGCCATTTTGGAATTGGCGGATTTCTGGGTCACTGCCTAAATGACCGACTAATATCACGGTGTTGGTATTACGTGCCATTAGCTCATCTCCTGTATGAGTTGTTGATAATATTCTTGAGCAATTTCTACTCGCTCTTTGATTTTCTCGATGATTTTCTCATCACGTTTAATTGTGACCGTCGTGATACGTTTTTCTTGGGGGATTTGCTCAACCAAGTCAATGTATCTGTTTGGGTCGTCATAGCTTGATAATTGGTCATAAGGGGTAGGCAGGAGGACAAAATCAATTTGCGCCTCATCACAATCCCATAGCCACATATAGCCTTGCATTTGTGCGTCATACCCCGCTTTTTTGGCTTTTTCTTCTGCCTCATCAGCAAAAAAAGGGTGTGAGCCAATATCCCAAGAACATTTAGTGTCTATGATTAATCTTCGGCTTGGCACATAAATATCGCACTCGCCTGTAATCCAATCGTTTTCGCGTCTTTCCGTGTTCTTTTTAAGGGGTAAGCCACGTTTACGACCGCTTAACTTAATGGCTTGTTCTTCCAGTGCGATACCTTTCTCGGTGTATTTATTCCCCTCAAAATCTCGATAACCGAATAAATCAAATTTCACTATCTTTCTCACCGCACTTTTTGCTGTAGCAGATATTCCGTTACCGCTTTTAGGCTTTACCATTAAATCAGCCAAGCCAGAGCATCTAGCTTTCAGTTGGTACATTTTATTTTCCTTCTATAGTTGAAATTATTTCGGTGTGACAGATTTTGCCGTCACAGTCTTGATTAAGGTTTAGGGCGTGCGCCATATACACCACAAATGCACACACAAGCGTAATGATTAATTTGTTCATTTTCTGTTCCTTTTGTCGGATTTTAGGTGTGAGAATCCGCCGCAGACTTAAAAAAGTGCGGTCGGATTTTGTGATGTTTTATTGGGCGATGAGGTTTTTCGCTCTTTCCCAGTTCATTTGATTAGACGCCTTAAATGGTGCAATCAATTTCTGAATGGTTGGGAGCGTGTTTTTGTATTGGCGTTGATATTCTTGATGATGGCTGATGACCATACCTGTAAAATAAGATCCGATAGTTTCTAACGGTTTGATCATATCGCCAAGTAGGGTATTCATTTGTTTGTGTCCACACCAAAGCCAAACAAGTTGTTCGAGTTCGTACTCGGTAAATTCAAAACTGAATTTCTTTTCTGGTTCTGGCAGTGCAAGTTGTTGTGGCTTATTCCAATAATTGTACAAGGCTTGATAACATTCTTTTTTGTACATTATCAGAGTTTCGCGAATTTCAGGTTTGCAGCGTTTAATGTCGATACCGAAAAGCCAGCCATTGATATATTCGATGGGCAGGCAGATCATTTGTTGATCTCCACCATTTGAAGGTACGGTTATGATAACCGCTCCCTCTGAAAGCACTTCATCTCTTTGAATGCGTTGTCTTTGTCCATCCCAACATAAACCGATATTTTCGCAGATTGGTTTCATTGCGGTGTAATGTGTACCGTTTTGTTCGAATGTAACTAGAGATTGGTGGTTGAACTGGATTGTTTGAATTTGAGTTGTCATTTTTTTGTACCTTGTATTTTAGTTAGTATTGATCGCTTAGTTGGCGATCGGGCTTCAACTACCAATACAAGATGGCGGAACTTATTCCCCTAAGGTATTTTATTAGGTTCTCTCGACCCGATCATAAGTGATCTTTACCTAGATTTTAGGTACAAAAAAACCGCTTTTGAATCGGAGCGTTTGATAACCGACTTGTATTGTTAGTGCTGTTATCTTAATCCGAAGTTTGGGGCGGTGTCAATGACTATTCTGCTTTCTGATTTTCTAGCTCTTCAAGTTTCGTTAATTGCTCTTGACTAAACTCATACGCCCCACTATCACAAAGTTCTTGTAGGGTGGTTTCGCCATTGGTAATGCTTTGTTTGCATTGTTCGAATGTGGCTTCATCAACAACCGCTAAAAATTCCGCTTCTTGAATATTGTCGGTGTAGTTGAACTCTTGATTTTCTACATCTTTCACAACGGCTTGGTCGGCTAATACGGCTTGTTGCATTTCAACAGAGAGCGGGGCTTGTTTTGATAGCAATAACTTAGTTACAGTTTTTAATGCCATTGCCTCGAAGTTATCGTGCCATACGCCATAGCCTTTTTTAAATGTTTGGCTGTAGCGTTGAGCGTGTTTGACGATGTCATCGTGACTCATATAGAGTTCAGCCGAAAAATCGTTTACCAGTTTAAAATAGGCGTAATAGCCGATTGGGTTTTCGTTTTGCTCGGGTTCTTGCTCCCAGTCGAACTCAAAACCATTGATGAAATCTTTTTTGATAAGTTGCTTTTTGTACACAGGCAATGCGACTAAGCGTTTAAATTGACCACTACGTTGTGCCAGTTGGATAAAACCTTTATAACCAATTTGGAATTGTGCTTCGGTTTTCTTTTCTTTGTTGTTTCTGAAAGGGACGATGTAGGCAAAGCCTAAGCCATTTTGTAGTGGCAAATTTAGTGTCGCTGCCATACAAGCGGCGTTAAAAATGCTCATTGGGTCTGCTGTTTTAAGCATTGCATTGCTATTGGCGATTTGCATGACACTTGTTGCAAAGGTTGCCGCATTTTTGCCAACAAGTTCCTTAATCTTATTTTGCACATTCGCACTTTCAAAAAATGTTTTAAGTGCAGGTGGCTGTTTATTTTGTTGATGTTGGACTTGGTTTGTCATCTCGCCCCTCCATTAATCTGGGTCATAATCATTCATTCTGTCGTTTAATTCACGCTCTGCGATTTTCTTAATCGCCTCTTGTCTATAAGGCTCATAACTTGCACCGCTACCAATAGCGAGCCAGAAATTATCGTTATCACACAACATTTCCGTGAGTTCGTGATAATGCGTTTGGTCGCCTTGCTTTAAATCGTTGTCAATTTCAGTGGAGACTTCATCTAAAGCGATTTCATAGCCTGCTTGCCAATCCACTTTACGTTGGTGTGCAGCATTGAGTTGATAGTAGTAATCATCGGAAGGTTTCATTATTTTTCTCCTAAAGTGCGGTTAATTTCTGCTTGTTTTTGTGCGGTGTAAGCCTGCAGTTCTTTTTCTGCAGCCAGTGTAAGATTAGGCGGTAAACATACGCCATTTTCATATATGCCACCTTTCAGTTCACACTGTGTTTCTGCTTGGATTTGTTGGCTTAATTCGTTATCGTGCCAATCGGTGGGGTGGGCATTGGCGTGTAGGCTAATCCCACCTACAATCAGGGCAATAATCAAGGCGGCGAGAAAATAGCAGATTCTGTTTAGCCATTTTTCACTGCCTTTCATAAAGTGCGTGAAGCTTTGTTTTTCTTGGCGTAATGGTTTTTTTGAGCGTTTCATTTTGTTTCCTTTTTAGTCAATTTAGTGAATTTAGGGTGTAGCAATCCGCCACACGGTAAAGTGCGGTCGGATTTTTCTTTGTTTTAGAAGTCGATTTTGACTGCTTTTGGATTAAAGCCTCGCAAGTGTTTTAATACACGCCAGTTTGTCATTGGGTCGATGTTAAAATCGCTTGTGATGCGGTTTAAGATTTGATTGGTAGAACGTAACACGCTTAAATATTCGTAAGCCTGTCCGTAGATTTGCCCGCTCATGTTCGAGCCTAAAACGTTAAAGGCTCTTTCAATGTGTTGGAAAGTGCCGACGCCACGTTTGAAAGCGAACCATAACCAAGCAAGCTGTTGTAATTCATATTCGGTAAATTCAAAGGTGAATTTTTGCGGTTCGGGCAAGGCGAGCTGTTGCGGTGGTTGCAAGGCTTTTAATGTTCTTTCGCAACGGATGAAGTATTGGCGGATTTGTCTGCCTCGTTCGTTTCTTTCGACCATACCGAGTTCTTTGCCCATATCAAGGGTGATGTGATATTCCTTGCGTGGGCGTCCGTTGGTGCGTTCGGTGATGATGAAGTAGTCTTCATCTTGGATGAAACCATATTCGTTGATGCGGTTGTTAATCCAATCATTGTAGCGAGTTTGAATTTCTAGGAATGCGTGAAGTTCACGAGCGTTGCAAAGTTGAACAGGTTGATTTTGGATTAAACCGTTAAAAACAGGAATTAAGTTTGAGTTTGTCATTTTGTGATTCTCTAATCAAAGTTTTAGAAATCATCACGAACAAACGCCAATTTGTTGGTGATGAACTGTTCAAGATTGGCGTACCGTTGATTAGAGTAAACGGCGATCTTTCGATCTCTCAAACAGTTCATCATTGGGCTTTTACTAAAATTTTAGTAAAAGGTAGATTTACTGTTTTGCGGTCATAAAAAAAGACGCCTGAGCGTCTATCTATTTCTAACCGCTCTAATCAATTCAGGAACGCCAATTCCCGACTTTCTGTTGAAAGTGAGAATATCCTAAATGATTGGGCGGTGGGTGTCAAATTAATTTTTATTCTTCCAACAAGGGTTTTTCTTTAAGCTGCGTGAGTGCGGCTGTTTGTAAGAGCGAGCTCATTTGTTGAATGGCAAGGCGATTTAAGATTGCCAGCCGTTCTTCTTGAGGAAATCCTTGCTGAATTAATAGGGCGTTTTGGCTTTCTAAACCTGCCAATACGGTTAATTGTTCAATAGTAGCGTGTTCACGCATATTACCTTTTAATTTGGGGTTGGCATCTTTCCATTGTTTAGCCGTTTGTCCAAATAAGGCTTGATTTAAAATATCTGCTTCAGTGGCATACACAAATTGATGTTGCTTTGTGTTGAGTAATTGTGGGATAAGGTGCCTTTAATAGCGTCTGTGTGTATGCGATAGTTGGCTTTGGTGAGAATACGTTTGACATTCCACTCCAGTTTGTTATCTTTGGCTTCTTTTTGTTTTAAGCGTTGGAATTCTTTGATTAGGTAGAGTTTGAATTCTGGGCTTATCCACATTGCAAATTCTAATGCAATATCTTTGTGAGCGTAAGTCCCACCATAACGCCCTGCTTTGGCTTGTAAACCGATAGCATTAGTTTGAGCAACAAACTCTTTAACGCTAATTTTAAATCGATTTAAACCAGATTGACTTTTAATTAGGGCGAATTCGCCATAATTAAAATTAGGATTGTTTAGCTCTTCCCAGATACCGATATATTCAAGCGTATTACGGTTTCTGAGCCAATCGCTAATAAAAAATTCCCCATCTTTTGCTTTGAGCATATCCGTTAGGTTGATGTAATCTTCACCATTTTGTTCCATTACGCGAATTTCAGCATCTTTTACAATGATTAATTAGTCATTTTTACCTCTCAGATACAAAAAAGCCGTTTGAGACGGCTTGAGTGCTGAAAGATATTAATCTGAAGTAGGGATTGTGTCAAATATTTAAAAAAACCTTTCGAGCGGTCAGTGGAGTAGTGCAATCAGTCTATGCTAATTTTGTCTAGAATAGGGCTGTGATTACACTTAATTTCTAATTTTTCCATTGTTACATTCCTCGTTTGTCTGCCATTTCAAAACACACTTCATCTATCATTCGCAACGGTTTCACATGCCGTTGTGTCTCTGTACTAGCAAATGTGTTTTGAAATATCCACATTGGGATATTCGCCTGCTTGAGCTCCACTTTCGGCAACTGCACCGTTTTTCACTGGCTTTGCATGGGCAGACTTTAAACCACAGTGTTATTAAGTAGGTTAGGGCTTTTAATCTAACGACCGCTTAATACCGTTATGCACTGTGATTCTGTAAGATAAATTGTTAAAGAGCATTAAGTTGATTATTTAAAACAGCTTTCATCTTCCGTTTGCTTCAACGCTTGGCGGTCGTTGCGGATGTTTCCGCATTGATGGCTAAGGGTTTGGCTCTCCGTTAAAGCTGTTTTAGATAACGCCTGATTTTTGTTATCAGGCTGTTTTGTTTTGATGGGCGCATAATACAATACGTATTCCATAAGTCAATACAAATTGTATTTAATTCTTTATAAAAAATACTATTTGTATTTTAAATAATTGATTTTAAAGCAGAAAAATTTTTGCGAGGAGTGTTTGATTGCTTGTTTTTTGAGCTGAAGAAGATGGTTAAAGATAAAAC